GAGTAAAGAAGCAATGACACTGGCGCTTGAGGCGTTGGAGAACGTTATAAGTTATGGTTCTCTTACTGGGGATGATTTTGTGTTTGATCAAGTTGATGAAGCAACCACATCTTTACGCCAAGCCATCGCCCACCCACAACCAAAATTAGAAACAAAAGATGAGCCTGTTGCTTGGGGCATGGAAAAAGATGGAGTTATCCTTGATGTAATCTGCCCTGCCGAACATGAGCGTGAAGAAGGCGAATACACCATACCTCTTTACACCACACCACGACGCAAACCTCTGACGTTGGGACAAAAACAAAGGCTATGGAGTAGTGTTGGAGATAAGTTAACTTTAAAGGATAGAGTTAACGCTTACGGATTTGCCATTGAAGCCGCTCACGGAATTATAAAGGAGAAGAACACATGACTAAAGACGAAGCATTACGCCTAGCATTGGAGGCGTTGGAGTGTCTCAAACGAGACTTTGATGCCGACCAATTTGAATGGGAGATATCTGATGTAGCCATCACCGCAATTAAAGCCGCACTAGAATCGAAGGATGAGCCTGTGGCGTACATCAATGTTGAACAACGCAAACTTGAATGGGCTAAATACATGAGTTGGGATACACCAACAGTAGTAAACCTACCCAAGATTCCTCTCTACACCACACTACAACGCACATGGGTAGGACTGACGGATGAGGATGAAATCCCTTGGGATGGAGTCGATGCCAAGTCTTTTGCCAAAGCCATTCAAGCCAAGTTGAAAGAAAAAAACACTTGACAAACTCAATTTGTGATATAGTTTAAGCACTACAAAGTGTAGTGTTTTTTGCAAAGAAACAAAGGAATCAATCATGGGATACCCCAAAATGGAAAAGTTGCCGATGGGCGCTAAATCATTGGATCGCACCGGTCAAAAGAAAGTTAGCGTGCCCAAAGAAGATAGAGAAATGTTTGTGCCGGGCGCATCGGGCGAGAAAATCCCCAAAGGCGCATTGTCTAGCGACACAAGCGGAGAGCGCCGCCGCCCAATCGAGGGTGGTGTNGGCATGGGAAAAATGGATGGCATTGGTGAGCGTGAAGCAAGCCACATGGGTCATCACGATGGACGTATGGGTGAAATGAACACTGGCACTAAAGAAGCCAATGTTTATGAGCACAAGCGTACTCCACACGTTCAGGACATGTAAAAACGAAAGCCCTAAAGTCATGTAGGACTAAAGGGCTTTCTAACCAACAAGTGAGAGGGCACTCGATGGCTGAAAACAATTGTAAAACATGCGTTTATTTCATGGGCAGTAATTTAGGAAGTTGTAGAAGATTTCCACTTTACCAAAACAGGCATGAAAACGAATGGTGTGGTGAATTTGCAAAGAGCTTGGAGGCAGTTGCCAAGACTTCACCTGAGTCATGTGATTCAGGTGTTTTTTCTACCATGAGTCGCAAACTGATTGAATTACCAGTAGTTACGCCTCCAAAGAGAGGTAGGCCAAATGCTAAAACCTCTGTTTGATCGTGTTGTGGTCAAGCCACACGTCAGAAATATCTCTGATATTATTTACATTGACAACAAAGAACCCTTTAACGAGGGTGTGATTGTTGCAATAGGTCCAGATGTTGACCAATGCCAAGTTGGTGATTTAATCAAATATGGCAATGGAGACTACTTAGACTGGCCTACACAAAAGATTGATGGTCAGGACTACCAGATCATCCAAGAAGCAGACATTTGTGCAGTAATGGAGAATTAAATGCCACTCATTAAATCAACCAAACCAGAAGCATTCAAAAAAAACATAGCAACTGAAGTTAAAGCTGGCAAGCCTGTAAAGCAAAGTGTAGCGATTGCATACTCAGAAAAACGTGAAGCACAAAAGAAAAAGGAAAAAAAGTAAATGTTTAAATTCACCCATGAAACCCAAGAACTAAACTTGATCATTGCAAGCCTAGAGCACAAGATCAGGGACATGCAGACTCTATTGAACAAAATGGTTGCAGAAGCCCAAGCACAAGCTCCTAAGCCAGTAATACCAGATGCAAGTACAGAAGTACAAAATTGAGGATTTAATTCCTTATTGCAACAATAGTCGCACTCATTCTGAGGAACAGATTGCACAAATTGCATCTAGTATTAAAGAATTTGGGTGGACTAATCCTATTTTGGTGGATAAATCAAAAGGAATAATTGCTGGTCATGGAAGACTGTTGGCCGCTAAAAAGCTCAAACTAACAGAAGTTCCAGTAATAGAGTTAACACATTTAACAGAAACTCAGAAAAAAGCATTAATTATTGCTGACAATAGATTAGCTTTAAATGCTGGATGGGATAATGAACTATTAACGATAGAACTAAATGAGCTTTTGGCAGATGGTTTTGCATTAGACATTTTGGGATTTGATATTGAAGAATTGAAAACATTGCTAGATGAACCAAACTTTGAGCCTGCGACAGAAGATGAACAAGGCAAACTAGACGAACTTGACCCAAAGTGGATTGCTTGCCCTCATTGTGGAAAAGAATTTGATGCACGACAAGCCTAATTTAAAAATTGATTGGGCTAGTCACGATGCTGTTAAGTACGCTTGCACAACATGGCATTATAGTAAATCAATTCCTGTACCACCATTAGTCAAAATAGGCGCATGGGAAAATGGAAAGTTTATAGGCGTAGTCATTTTTAGTAGGGGCGCATCATCTAATTTAATGACTCCATATGGACTAAAGCAAGACGAAGGATGCGAGTTAACTCGTATTGCTTTAACAAACCACAAAAACACAGTAAGTAGAATAGTTAAGTTTGCTTTAATATTTTTGAAAAAAAATAGTCCAAATTTAAGATTAGTTGTATCGTTTGCAGATCCACAATATGGACATCATGGGGGTGTATATCAAGCTGGTAATTGGATTTATTGTGGAGACACAGCTCCAAGCGTTGAATACTGGTATAAAAATAAACGTCTACATTCTCGTCAAGTTAGCGAAAAAGGATGGAATATACAACAAGGAGAACAACGCAAGACAATTAAACCTAGTGAATGTAAAATAGTCAAGACAGTTGGAAAACACAGATACTTAATGCCACTTGACGAAATAATGAGGATACAAGTGCAAAAGTTAGCAAAACCTTATCCTAAGCGTGTGAAGCAGGCGATGGTCGATTCCCTCGACACAGCGGAGGTGCAACACCTACCCATACGCTCCATTTTGACAAAAATAACCGAAAATGCTTAAATATTAACGAGTTCCCCTTAATAAAAATGCCAGTCATACCTCAAGAGCCTCATGTGCCAACTGATGAGCATAAAAAGCTAGTGGAAAGTACTAGCGGATTAGGCTTGCCTCACGAACAGATAGCAATTCTTGTGGGGATAGACGATAAAACGCTACGTAAGTATTACCGCACTGAGCTTGATCTAGGCAAAGCTAAAGCCAATGGCCAGATCGCCAAGACGCTATTTAGCAAGGCGATTGCTGGAGATACCACTTCTTTGATCTGGTGGACTAAAGCGCAGATGCGTTGGTCCGAAACGGTCAAACAAGAGTTAACTGGTGAAGATGGATCGCCATTATTATCGGGTATTCAGGTGTCTTTTGTAAAGCCCAATGACCCAAGCTAACATAGATTTTCCTCTTAAGTTGCAATGCCTATTCCAATCGGCACGTTATAAAGTGCTTTGGGGAGGTCGAGGAGGGGCCAAATCTTGGGGTATAGCACGGGCGCTATTGATCATTGGCGCAAATAAGGCCACACGCGTGTTGTGTGCGCGTGAATTCCAAACATCCATTAGGGATTCCGTTCACAAGCTACTTTGCGATCAAATTGGCGCAATGGGGCTAACGGATTTCTATGAAATAACCGATAGAACAATCCGCGGCAAGAATGGATCGGAATTTAATTTTGTTGGGTTAAAAAACAATGTGGCCAACGTGAAAAGCTATGAGGGCGTTGACATTTGTTGGGTTGAGGAGGCGCAATCGGTTAGTGGCCGATCATGGGCAACGCTAATTCCAACAATCCGAAAAGAGCAATCAGAAATATGGGTTTCATTCAATCCGGAATTGGAAAGTGATGAAACTTACCAACGATTCGTGTTGCACCCGCCCGAAAACGCCATTGTGCAAAAAATCAATTGGTCTGATAACCCGTGGTTTCCGGATGTATTGCGGCAAGAAAAGGATGCGCTAAAGAATCGTGATCCAGAAGCATACAACATGGTTTGGGAGGGAATTTGCCGCCAAACCGTGGATGGGGCCATATTCGCCAAGGAAATCCAATTGGCCGATCTACAAGAAAGAATTGGCAAAGTGCCCTATGACGCGATGAAACCCGTTCACGTTGTCTTTGACTTGGGATGGGCGGATGCCACGGCGCTATGGTTTGTGCAATTCGTGGGCATGGAAACACGCCTAATCCGCTATTTTGAGACAAGCCAAGAGACAATGAGTGCCATTTTGGCCAAAATGCAGACCCACGGTTATGTGTTTGACACACTATGGTTGCCACACGATGCGGAAAACAAGACACTAGCCGCGGCTGGTCGATCCATCGAGGAAATAGTGCGGGCGGCCGGCTATAAGACGCGAATCATACCGCGCACGCCCATTGTGGATTCAATTAACGCGGCACGAACGATTTTTAGTAATTGTTATTTCGATAGAATAAATTGCGCCGATGGGCTACAATGCCTTAGACACTATCGCTATGAGGTTGATCCGGATACGAAACAGTTTAGCCGCACGCCCTTGCATGATCAGTATTCGCACGGTGCCGATGCTTTCAGAATGTTGGGGCTAATGATTCAGGAACCCAAAAAGATGGTTGTTAAAAAACCCGTTTACGAACCCGCTAATTGGATGGGATGAATATGGCCGAAAATCAAACCGAATTTGATCCGCGTATTGACTTAGCGAAAAAGTTTCTAAAGCTAGCCAATGATGCTGACACTACTAATCGTTCAGAGGCGTTGGAAGATTTGAAGTTTGCGGCCGGCGATCAATGGCCGGTTGAAATCCAAAATAGCCGTTCACTTGAGGCACGCCCATGCCTAACGATCAACAAAATTGACGCGTATGTGCGTCAAGTAACCAACCAACAACGTCAGCAACGGCCACGAATCAAGGTTCACGGCATGAATAGTTCGTCCGATGAAAAGGTTGCTGACATTCTTACAGGCATTTGTCGCCACATCGAGGTGCAATCCGATGCCGATCATGCCTATGACAACGCATTCAATTACGCCGTTAGAATGGGATTTGGCTATTGGCGCATAGAAACCGATTATGTGCGGGAAAATTCCTTTGATCAGGAAATCTACATTAAGCCAATTCACAACCCGTTTACCGTTTATTTTGATCCAAATAGCACATTGCCGGATGGATCGGATGCGGAAAAGTGCCTAATTACACAAGTTGTAAGCAAAGAAATATTCCGCAAGATGTATCCGGATGCGGATGATGGTGCCGGCTTTACACAACGTGGCACCGGCGATTCCAA